TCAGCGATTTCTTCTTCACCTTCGACTTCTGCTTCCTCTTCCTTCATGCCAGCTGGCATTGGATCTGCAGGTTTTGCACCTTTAGTTACAATATCCTTAACTTGCTTAAGTGTTGTACCAGGTGTTTTTAACTTAGCAGAGTCGTCATCGACTTTGTAGTTTTCTGGGGTAGGCCCTCCAAGATCTTCAACATTTCCAAGTTGTGTACCAGGATCTGCCATTGTTGGCATTGGATCTCCAGGTTTTGCATTAGCATTAACAACAGTCTTGGATTGCTGTGTCTTTACTTCCATTTCTTGTAATTTAGTACCACGAGACATTTGTAACTCTCCGTTTTAACCTTTGTTTAAAATTTTACTATAGTTATTTATAAATTAAAGATTTGTCAAGAAATCACCGAACAATTCGAGTTTCTTTTCCTCAAGACGTTTTTGGTCAACGAGGGTGTTTATTCTCTTCTGTGTTTGTGCTGCTTGCTGTTCACGAAGAATTCCACCTTCCCAAATCCACTCTTTTCCTTCCATAATTCCTGAGACAAAAGCATCAGGTGCAGATGGATCAGCAACTATATCTGCAGCAGTTGCTAACATGAAATCTTCACCTACAACTTTACATCCATGAAGGTCTTCTTTGAGTGAACCAACACCACGAGAAGATACTCCAAGTGTTACACCTTCACCGATAAGATTTTGTGCAATCTTACCCATAGGTGTAGAAAGAAGTTGTGCCTTTCCTTTAAAATTATTTCCCTCTTGAACAAGAGATGTAATTTTATGAGATACACGATCAAGGTTTACAGTAGGACCTTCGGGATGTCCAAGTTCACCTAATGCTCTACCTTTTTTAACGAAACTTTCATTGTATCTATGAACCTCTTTTGCAAGAGTGTTTATTGGATACATTCTACCATTACGGTTTTTAATTTCACCTTGAAGGAATGTTCCTTCAATAAACATTTTTTTCTGAGCACCTTTACCTTCTACGATAAATTTAACTCTTGCTACTTCTTCCGTAATTAGTTTCATTAGAAATCTCCTACTATTTGAACTTCTGAGATATGTGTTTTACCAGAACCTCGAACTGCGACTTTTACAACTTTTCTGATTTCACCTACTCCATCAGTAGCAGATAAATTAGCATCACCATAACCCAAAGTTACAGTTCCAGATTGAGTTGATGCATTTCCAGATATTCCAAATGGATTTGGACCAGTAACTGCTGTAACATCTGCACTTGTAGTATTAATACCAGCAGGTGCACATCCTGTTACTTCAACTTTATCACCAACAACAAATGGAGCTTCTGTTCCAGCTGGAAGACTAAATTTTATTGCACCAGATGCATTTGCAACTGATATTGTTTGAACCGAAGCAACACTTTCCTTAAAAACTAATGAAGTTTTTTGAGGAACATATATGCTACTATCATCTGTTGCTGTTGGGTTAGTTCCAACTTCAACAAATGCATCACCACCAGCTGGTGTTACTCTAAGATAACCTGACTTTAATGGTATTGATGCACTTGTTGCGTTTCCAGAAACAGATGCTATTTTTTGTACGACCTTAAAAGCTGCCATTTTTTATAATCAACCGTGATAGTGTTATTTATGATTCCTCTTCCACAGAGTCATCTTCTGTATCTGCAATTGTGGGATCAAACATAGCTGTAGCAATATCTGCTCTCTGAGAATTTATCTTCTCAGCAGCTTTTGCATACAATGTGTCTTTGATCGAATCTGATATATCAGCTGCTGATTTATCAGTTGCAATCATGTCAAGTAATTCATCCATATTTAATATTATGTTAAGATATCTTGATTATTTATATCTCCGCAGACTTAACATCTTTTTGGAACTGAGCGTCAGTTACTGCAGCATCAGTTTCTAAATCTGGTTCAGTGGGTACTCCTCCCAAATCTCCACCACCTTCAAGTGGTTGTCCAGTGATAGGATCTATCATATTTGGGTCAGGAATTGTACCGTCTGCAATTTCTTTTTTGATTAATTCGTCTTGCTCTTCAATCTCTTGATCTGTCTGTCGAAGAACCTTAGTTCTAACATAATGATTAGAGAAATACTTTCCAATATAGGGTTCAATAGTTGCCAAAGTTCCAAGTCTTTCATTCATTAATTCAGACTCTTTTAATTCTGCAAATTGATTATCATATAAGAAATCATATTGAATATGATCACTTAATGTATCCCAATCTTCTGGTGTAATTATATTCTTTAATATTAATTGAGTTTTAAGTAAATTATTGAATAGATTTGAGAATCTCTTTCTTAATCTTCCTACAAATTTTGCAAATTTTAATTCATCTCTCAATATTTCTGATGAACGACCTAAGTTAAATCCACCATCACTTGCAATTCTTGATTCTGGAACACCTAATGCACGATATAATTTTTTCTGAAAATATTCAATATCAGTAAGTTCTCCAAGATTTTGTCCACCAGGTAATGTTGTTATCTCAGTTCCTCGTCCACCTTCTCTTCTTGGTAGCCAGAAATCTTCCATCATTGACATATATTTCTTATCGTCACGAATCTCACCAGTGTTTGCATCGTAAGTTAATTTATTACGATATCTGGCCATAACTTCACGAAGATATTGTTCTGCCTTTGCCTTTGGTAAATTACCAACATCAATATAGAATATTCTTCTTTCTGGTGCTCTTGATAGTCTATAAATTACAAGACTATCTTCAATCATTCTTAATTGATTCAGTGCCTTGATTGCTTTATGAAGATATGAAAGAACACGATTTTTATTTCTGTCTACTAAACCTGATGTGCAATATGTAATTGAATCTTTTGCAATTTTTGTTGAACCTTTACCTGCTTGTGAAACCATCCCAGTTGGATAGTTTGGTTTCATTGTGTAGATATAATATTCATCAAACTCAGGACTTGTAACACTATCATCTTTAGCATTATTAATTCTTATAAATGGATCATCTTTTCCATTTTTCTTTTTCTCAACCTTGACAAATTTAATTTTCATCGGGTCAATATATCTTAAATCCTTAAATCCTTCCTGTGGATTCTTTTGATCTATGACTTTTAGATAATATAAACGACCATCAATGTACCAATTTCTAAAAATTTCGTGAGACTTTTTATCAAAGTCCATTAATTCTTTAATATATCTGAACTCTTCTCTAATTTTTTTCTTTATACTTTCACTGGCATTAAGGGTTGATAATTCGACTTCAACTGGAGAGTCATATAGATCACTAACAATCGCTTCATTTACAACATCTTCGATAGCACCATCCGCTTCTGGATGTAATGCCATTTCTCTATATCTCTTTATTAATTCGTGTTCAGAACGATATGCACCCTCAATATCTACATATTGACCATAAAAACCGCTGGCAATATAATTATCAACCCCGTCCTCATTATTTTTGGGGACAGGGGAGATAATACCATCGGATTTATTTTGTGTTTCCTCAATAGAAAAACCAAAAAGTTTCGCCATAGTATAATGATTTTTTGTATATGTTTATTTAGCTGATGTCTACACCGCCTGATACGGGACTATCTCCCTTCAGAATTTCAATATACTGAACCTGAAGTTCAACTGTAAATTCCTGAATACCTTGAGCGTCATATGAAAGTTCGATAGGACCAACCTGTGTTGGGAATGTATCATAGAAACGATATTTCCTGATACTTTGTCCATCACGGTCAAGTTGGAATACAAATGCGTCAGATTGATAAGCAGCGGGATTAACTAATCCAGTGTTATCATTTAACTTATTAATTGTATTCATCCAGTTCTCAAATGCAGATCTTATTGCAAAGTCTGTATCGTTGATAACTGTTACTGTCCAAGAATCGAAAGTTCTGTCACCTGCGATTTTGAGTACCCTTCCTCTAAATGGTACTTCGATTTGTGCTATGTTTGATGCTGGTAATCTTGCTCCTTTAACCAAGAACCTTGATTTGTCAAGAACTTCCTGTGCTGGTGCAGCAGCATCAGGGAAAGTGAGGACTACTTCAAACAGATTAGCACGAGCACCGCCACCTGTCAACTTACTCTTAAAGTCGGAAATCGTCCTGAGTGGTGGTGGATTTACCTGATTTCTAGCCATAGTTGTTTAAACCTCTGTTAATTAAACGGAACCAATTACTTCTTCAAAGTCAACACCAGTTCTGGTGGCAACGAAGGTAAGACCAATAAAGTTAATTGATCTTGCTGGTTTGATAAAGATATCAGCAACAAATTCATTGCGGTCAATGACTGCTCCTGTATTATTTGTTTCATCGCAAATCACAACAAAGTCAAATATACCTCTGTTGGATTGAACCTCTCTTAGGAATGGTTCAATTATATTTACGAAGTTTGTTCTAGTTAGTTCATCATTAAACTCAAAGAGTTGATCCTTAGCCGCTGCTGATATAGCATCTTCTAAGAAAATGAACAATCTACGAACGTTGATTCGGTCAAATGCCGATCTCTTACCAAATGATGTCTTGTCTCCGAAAAGAACAATACCAGCACCTGGTTGTAACATAACAGGATTAACTCTATTTGAATATAGAATGTCTCTCTGTTTCTTGCCTGGATTATAAGCAAGTTTTACTGAGTTGAGGATTGTACCTCTTGCAGTACCCGCTGGTGAGAACCAAGGGAACTGTTCAATATCAGTTCTTGCACAACATCCAGCGATGTCACCATTTAGTGGTACATATCTGAATGTATTATTAAATCTATCGAACATATATTTGTATCCACTATCGAATACACCATATGTTGATGATGATATTGGAGCATAGTAACTCACGATGTTTTCAGTCATCGTATCAATATTATTCACAGTTACAGCACCCACTGAACTATCATTCAAGAATGCTTGACGATAAGGTGAGATAAATGCAACTGCATCTTTTCTTGCTTCAGCAACTGCAATACATTTTTCTGCAAGTGCCTGTGACTGCTCTTTTGGATGATGAGCAGCACCCATCATAATGAAGTCAACTTCGACTTCCTCTGTGTTTGCAAATAATTCGTAACCACTGATTAGGTCATCAACACCTGATGTCAAAGCACCAACTGTTGTGTAGTCTGTCTTATCTCCATAGTTTGTACCACCTGCAAGAGAGGCAGTTACAACACCTGAAACACCAAAGTTTACTGCATTTGCATCCTGATCCCATCCACTATCAGCATCTAAAGTGTTATTAGATGGAATACTATATCCAGCAGTTGTGATTCCAGCTGGTTCACTGCCACCGTAAATGTATTGTGAATTAGTAGCAAGATACTTTCTCCAGTATGATGTTGAACCTACTGAGTATTCAGCGTCTTTTGCTTTTGATAGATTAAGATGTTTCTCAAGGATTGTTCCTGTATTTCCAGTAATTGTTCCTTTGTCATCAATCACAACAACGTGAACTTCATCAAATCTACCACCTCTCGCAGCAGCGTAAGTTGAAGTGCTAGGTCTATCAGCAATTGCATCCCACTCTATCTTAAGTGGATTACCATTTGCATCTGTACTTGTTAGTACGATTTCTTGTCTTTCAAACCAGTCAACTGCCTGTGTGTAAGTAACATTACCGCCAGTAGCAGTTACTGCTTGACCTGCCGTTGTTATTCCAACAATTCCAGATGGTGTAAAGTTATAAACTCCACCTTGCTGATAATTTTGATTTGTTACTGTACCAGCAGCAGAAACGTGTGAAAGAACTTTAACTTCAAGTGTGGTGTCTGTACTCTTTGTTACGATTCCTTTTATGAAACCATCAAGAACACTTGTTCCACCAGCACCCGCAGCGACTCTTCCGACTGCTGTTTGTGTTACCGCTGTACCAACTTGAACTGTATTACCAGAAGGAACAGTTAATATTTGGTCTGCAGCTGAGTCGATTATTGATACCAATAATCCGTTTGCATAAGTACCTGGTGTTTTTGATGCAACTGTTACACCAGTTATTGTATTATCATCATAACCTAATTGATTATAGTGAGTATCACTCTTAATTCTTATTGAAGATGCAGCACCTACAAAAGCATTTTTAAGACCAACACCAGTCAATGTATTGAAATCATCAGCACGGATGACTTGCATTGTTCCACCATATGCTAAGTAGGAAGATGCAACCATCCAATATTCGTAATGATTGTCTATTGAGTAGGGTTGTCCAAAAGTCTGTAACAAATCCTCTTCATTTTCAATCAGTTGTGGTTCCTCTACAGGACCTTTAGTAAATGGAGCAACTAACGCACCAATAGAACCACTTGTAGGATCTACGTTACCGATTGTTAGATCGACTTCTCTTACTAGGACACCAGGAGAGGCTAAATTTACCGCCATCTTGTATTCTCCGATCTCAGGAATATTTTTCTGAAATTATTTATTAAAATACCCTTTTTCAGCGGGGAAACAGTGCATGAACTACCAATCAGGATATTCCCATTTGTTAATTATTTTCTTTTTTGATTTTTTTACTCTTGATATTGTACAAGTTTTACACTCATAAGAATACGAGGATTGAATACTTTTATTCTTTCTAATTAAGTAAAAACCATCTATCAAATCTTTTATTTTACCACATACTCGACATTTACGTTCTGTAAGAACGAAATGATCAAGTTCCATTTGTTCATCAAAATCCATTACAGAACTTGAATAACTCCGTTACAATCTGGAATATCTTGAAATATCTTGTTTTGTATACCTTGTTTTAGAGTCATAGCACTCATCGCACAACTCGTACAGGCACCACCTAATCTAACTTTTACAAACTTTGTTTCTTCTTCTATTTCAACAAACTCTACAAATCCTCCATCTGCTTCAATATAGGGAGCAATCTCAGACAAAGATTCAATTACATTTCTTGCAGTTAATTCCATTACATATAATCCCACATATAAGAACGATCACCATATTCATCAGTATGCCATAAATCTCCATCTTTGTCAACAAATGAAGTGTCATCTAATCCATCAGACATAAATCCAAAAGGTGCCATATCCTGTTCAATTTGATTTTTTTGCTCTTCATATATCCTCTTTCGTATATCATTATCAGTCATTTCCTTGAAATATTCTTGTTGAACTAACCATGCAAATATCACTAAACACATAGCTAAGTCGTCATTACATCCCTCTTCTGCCTCAAATGAGTTGTGTTTTTGTGCGAATGTAGTTAGTTCTGATATTATTTCATAGTCACAAGTAAGTAGTTTATGATCTTCAATCAGTGTTTTCAGGTTACTACAACCTAGTTTTTTAACTGCAGCAGTGGTTCTGACACCTAATTGTGTCTTCTTTCCTGAAAACCCCTGACCCACAATTTGTCCGTTTCGACCTCTCATCGACGCCATAAGTAAGTTTTCATACTCTAAATCATATTGAAGTATGCTGGCAACCTGATCTCCGATATCATTTACTTCAACTAATATGTAAGCATTATTATATCCTTTTGCAACATCATGTATGATGTTTGGAAATAACATTGGTTTAATTTCATTATTTCGATACTTTGCTACAACTTTATATGGAAAACTTGTAATATCAAAAACAATAAAAGCTGAATAATCGTTTCCTAATCCACGAGCAACATCGACTGTAATCATATAATTATGATCTTTTCTTGGTGCTTCATATACATCAAGCCCTGCATTTCTTTGTATTGGGTCTTCATATACAAG